CATGAACTGGATCACCGAGAATTTTACTACCATTATGGCTATTATTGGGGCGGTGATCGTGCTGGCTCGCATTATCGTAAAACTTACCCCAACCCCAAATGATGATTCAATCTTGGAAAAGGTGGTTGGATTTCTTAAGGCGATTGGTTTGCATATCGACAAATGATTGGTGCGCTCCTGACTATTGGAGCGAGTTTGGTTGGTGCTTGGCTTTGGTGGTTAAAGAATAGGGCCAAGACAAGGCAACAAATTGACGATGACCAAATTGAATATGCTAGAAAACTTCGTGAAAGCGAGCTTGATAGCTGGTGGCATCGCCGTTCTTAGTGGGTGCGCTTCGACTTCTTATACATACAAATACCCCACAAGCTCCGATCTTCAGGAGCTAATCATGGAATGGGATGCCGTTGAAAGAACAAATGGCAAATGTCCAGAGGCCTATCGAGCGCAATATGTTAAAGCCTTGAAAGAATTAAATAACGCCATCTCTGAGTCTGAAAGATGGAGGAGCAGAGCCGAGCGATGAGTTGCGCCCCATGCGAGAAGGCCAAGGGGCTTGCAAAGGATATGGGGGCTTGGGTTGGTTCTGGAATGCCTTTATTGGAGCAAGACGCCGTGAACCATAGAATGACCCTATGCCGATCCTGCGAGCATTTTAAAGACCCTTTATGCTCGATTTGCGGGTGTTTAATGATCGTAAAGACAAGGATGGCTACCACGAAATGCCCCAAGGGAAGATGGTAGATGACTCTTAAAGATGCAGTAGAACGCTCGCAGGGACACATCAAGCAACTTGAGTCCACATTTGGCAAGCGAGTGGCTGATTGGTTTAGCGAGCTTTTAGAAAAGAAGATTCCAGTTTTAATTTACTGCTCCGTAAGAACGCCCCAAGAGCAAGAGGAACTTTATGCCAAGGGACGCACCAGCCCCGGCCCCAAGGTTACAAACGCCAGAGGATTCCCCGCCCAATCGTTACATATCGGCGGCCATGCAATCGACTTCGTTCCCCTAGCCCGCACTCCGACTGGGGAATTCGTTGCATCGTGGGAGGACGACCAGACTTATGCAATATGCCAAAAGATTGCCGAGAAATACAATCTGCGTCATCTCGATTGGGAAACTCCACATCTTGAGGATGGCACAATCTCTGGATGGCGAGAGCTTGTCTCACCCCAGAAACAGGAAGTGAAAAAAGAAAAGATTTCGCTAGTCAACAAGCGTCCTTGGTCTAGTCGTTAACGAATATGACATCGGACAAGATTGTGCCGATCAAAGAAGGCGAGCTTACGCCCAAGCAACAATATCACATGACTTCGATTCAACTCGCAACAGCCGAGGGAATTGAAAAGAAATATACCAAGGGAGCTTTGGAGCATCGAAGCAATCTTTGGGAGATGCCAACGGCAAGAGTTGTAGAATCAATCATTGAGGAAGCCATCGATCAAAATACCTATGCCCTCACACTTCGCCAACAGATGCACGCTATAATCTGTTTGCTAAAGGATGGAGCCGAGGATGAATCCGTATGCGCTACCACGGCAAGGGAGAATTGTCGGCTGGCCTACGAGATGCTCGTTGGCAAAGCATGAGAGGGTGGAAAAAGTTTTTAGCCGTCTCGTGTAGCCACGGTCATCTTGCCGATGCCAAGGCAACCAAGGCGGCACTAGAATTTAAAAGGCGGTGGAAACCAGACCTTACGCTTCACCTTGGCGATGCCATAGACCTTGCGGCGTTCCGGGCGGGGGCGATGCGTTCCCCAGACTCTGCGGATCGGGCCGCAAACATTACCGAGGACTTTCGTGCGGGCATAAACTTTTTACGGATTTTGGAGCCAAATGTTTTCTTTGTAGGCAACCACGAACATCGGGCCTACGAACACCAATATTCTCCAAACGCAATCCTAGCCCACTGCGCTACCAGTTGCCTTGCCGACATTCATCAACTTTGCAAAGACATTCGGGCAGAAATCGTGCAGTATGATATTGTAAAAGGATGGCGGGAGTTTGGCGGGACGCTCTTTGGGCATGGCTGGATGTTCAGCGAGAACGCCGTGAGAGACCATGTAGAAATGATGAAGAAGCCAATCGTCATCGGGCATCTGCATCGGGTGGATAGAATGGCTGGAAGATCGGTGGGTGCGCCTGTTGGCTGGACGATTGGATGCTTGGCAAATGTGGAGTCGATGCACTACGCACGGAGGAATCGTTCTGTGACTCGCTGGCAACACGGCATCGCTTGGGGTGAGTACAATGACCGCAACTGCATTGTGAATGTACTTTCACCAACGCCTGATGGAGAGTGGAGGTTCCCGGTATGAAAAAGAAAAAGAAATCTTGGGCAGACAAAAGATTCGTGGGCGAATGGGGAAAGACGCTTGAAAATTACATCCATCGAAGAGCCGACATTGTGCCAAAGAATTTTCTTACTGGCCCGCAAGCATTGGTGAAGATGGGGCTATTCGGATCAGCCGGGGGACAACGCACAACGCTTCTGGCAAATATGGTAAAGGACGGTGTGCTTATCAAAAAACATTTTAGAATTGTGGATGGAACAGGCAGAAGAATCAACTCAATCGTCCATTACGCCATAGCTAAATAGCCCAGTATTAGGCACTTACAGCTATTTACAAAAATCTTTATTTTGGGTGTTGACATAAGGTTAAAGAAAGGTTAAAGTGCTTTCATGATTAATAAAAAGAAGTTTAAGAAATCCCCTAAAGGAAATCCGATTGATTTCTCTGGCCGTAGTGGAATTTATTTATATTCAGAATGGCTTGCTTATGAAGGCTATGATGGCGGGGGTGCTTGGATTCATACTTATCGTGATGTTGAGGGTGAAAAAGCTCGCTATGCCTACATAAAGGCCAAAGCATCCTTTGAGGATCGTGAGTTTAATTCTAAAATGGCATTAGTCTAAACCAATCAACCAAAGAAAGGAACCAACCATGCAAATCATCCTAATGACCATCGTGCTTCTAAACCTTGGAGCCTTTATTCTTTTGGGAGAGCGCAAGTGAATCACCTCCTCCTTGCCTATATCATTGGGCTAGTCGTTGGGGCGGGTGCTTTTTATCTTGCACTAGAACTCATACTCAAATAGAACAACTGCCGTGATATCCTTTTACCCTGCTCGCCCTCAAGGATGCACCGCCCCGGCGTGGGATTCCACTTATGCCGATCATGCCATCGAGCCAAAACTCAACGGCTGGCGAATGGTGATCGATCAGCAAGAACGCAAAGTCTATAACCGTCACGGCGAGCGAGCTAAATATGAGGGCGAAATTCTAACCACGCTAGGCCGCACCAAGATTGCTTCTCGCTTCCTTGATTGCGAGTGGATGGGCAACCGCACCAAGACAGGACAAAACACGTTAGTCATCATCGATGTTATGGAGCCTCTGCCTTACGCAGAACGCCGCAAAATCTTTTCCAAGCTCAAGCCTCTTTCATTTGAAGTGCCGGACAATGCCTTGCTCCGTATGCCTACCTTCAAACACGCAAGGCTCAAGGCTATATGGGAGGAAATGGACTTTCAGAATCGCAAGTCCGGCGAGACGATCTTCGAGGGCTTTGTGATGAAGCGGGACGACCAGTACCCAGTTTTATTCAACGCCAATCATGTAAGTTATGAATGGCACAAGATGAGGATTCGAGAATGATAACTTTCTTTGTAGTTTTTGGAGTGGTGTTTCTGGTGTTGGGATTTAAGAAGCTGGTCGAGTGCATTGATCAAGCAAATTACGAAAGACGCAGATTTAATCTTATGCTGGCTGAGGAATTGAAGCGGCTGGACGATCTCTACAAAGACAAGCAATCGTGGGGTGAAAAAGTCTATGAAGAGAAAAAGTGGTGGGGTAGGAATTGAAACCAGCCACCAAATTTGAAATCCTCTGGCGGTCTTTGGGCGGGTGCGCTCTTACGCCAGAGTACCAGTTCGCTCCAAAGCGCAAGTTCCGAATGGATTACTTTGGTGATTGGAATGGTATTCGTTTCGCAGTCGAATTGGAGGGGGGTATCTACATAAGGGGAAGGCATCTGCGGCCGGGCGGATTCCTTCGAGATATGGAAAAGTATAACCTCGCCGCCCAGCTTGGCATCTTTGTGTTTCGTGTTCCGAGCCACAACATATCCTCGGAATGGCTTTCCCCGATCATCAAATCATTAAAGAAAGGAGCCAGCAAATGAGCGAACAGAATCCCCCTTGGGGGCCGGGTGAAACCACGGATGAATATGTATTGAGAGTCTATGGCCCGACACCCGACACAGAACTAGATGAGGCCAGAGATTTCAGATCACTAAACCTACCAAAACAAGGAAGCATCGAAGATCGCCAGTCACTTGGAGACTTCGATAGAGAAATAAAAAGGAGCATAAAATGAACGAGAACCAGAACCAACTAGCAACAACCAACAACGGAGTCGCAACCCACATTAGACAGGCTACCGATGTGGCCGGGGCGTGTAGAGAGATAGTCAAAGCAACAGCCCAGCGGATCGGAAACAAGGATTATGTTCGGGTAGAGGGCTGGCAATCCATCGCAGTAGCACACGGATGTGTGGCATCTGCCCGAGATGTTGAGAAGGTGGAAGGCGGGGTGCGGTGCATTGGCGAAGTTAGGCGAATGGATACAGGATCGGTCATCGCAACTGCTGAGGGATTTGTGGGCGATGACGAGCCGACTTGGGCAAGCCGACCTACTTATGCAAAAAGGGCGATGTGCCAGACCAGAGCAATCAGCCGAGCTTGCCGATCTGCCTTTGCTCATGTGGTGGTGCTAATTGACCGCAACCTATCAACCACACCAGCCGAGGAAGTTCCACACGGAGGCTTTGAGGATATCAACACAGACAAATACGAGTCTCCAGTAAAAGAGGCGGTCAAGATCGTTGCCGAGGTGACAAATCAAAAGGCAACCGAAGAGCGTGATATCGTCTTAAAGTTTGGCAAGTGGAAGGGCGTTTCAGTTCGCCAGATTGCCCGAAGCGAGGACGGCCTTAACTACTTAGAATGGCTGGCGAAACAACCATTAAAAGAGGCCGCCGATGGCAAGCCATACAAGAACGATGTAATCCGCAACGAGATTATCGCCGAGGTACTGATGGAAGCCGGAGGAAAGGAGGTTAAAGATGAAGGAGATCAAATCCCATTCTGAGTTAATACAAAACTTTAGCGATCAAATCCCTTGCATCCTTCGTGAGAATTTCCGCAGGGTGGCGCAAGCTGAGAGAGATCGTGTTGCAGAGCTTGTGCAATCTTTGGCAGATGGCTCCGAGGATGCAATTCAAAAAAACATATTGGAGGAAGTGGCTACGGCCATCAGGAGGTTGCCAGATGTCTATTGATATTGATGTGCCAGTGGTTCGTTGGTCAATGCTTGAGTGGAGGGGGAAGCGAGACAAACCAAAGGAGAACTCTAAAGTGCTAATTGATACTGGAAGCGATGTGGTTGGTGGTAGGTATCTATCGGGCAACTTCTACTCGAATGGTTGGCAAGTCTGCACGGAATTAACCCAGTGGGCTGAGTGGCCAAAGGCTCCACGGCCATGAGCGTTAAAAGATTAAAGCTGGTGGACGAGTTCCACGGCTATATCCGGGGACGGCTTAAGGAATTATTTAACGAGTTCAGTCACGCCCAGCACCAGAATTACAAGGACATAATCACTCAGCTAGAGTTCAGCCATCGTGTGACTAAGGAACTGTTAGATCGAGCAAAGAAATATCAAAAGCGGGACAGGGAGTCTAAAAAATGAGGCGTGATTCTTTCTGGTTTCCATTCGAGCCTAACCGATGGCTGGCTAATGAAAAACTGGCTTTGGTTAGCCTTGCCGCTAAGGGGCTATGGATTCACTTGCTATGCCTAATGTATAAAGCCAATGCCGGGGGAAAGTTAACCATTAATGGCAACGCTCCAACGCCCGAACAGATAAGCAGAATGGTCGGTCAAGATGCCAAGCCTTTACTGCAAGAGCTTGAGGTTGCAGGTGTTTATGAGATTAAGGATGGGGCAATTTATCACGGTGGGGTGGCCGCTGGCCTAGCAAAGATGGAGGAAAGGGCGGCTGGATATGCGTCAAGGATGTACAATAGATGTACCAAAGATGCTCCATCTATTGTATATAATAATAGTAATAGTAACAATAATAGTAAGACAAATAATAAAGAAAGAGAGAGGACGCTGGTGCGTCCCGCTCGCTCTGATTGGTTGGCTTATGCAACTGAAATCAAATGGAACCAGAGGGACGCTGAATCGGCTTTTGACTATTACGAAAGCAACGGATGGAAGGTGGGAGGCCGTGCCCCGGTTAAGGATTGGAAGGCTTGCGCTAGAAACTGTCAGCGAAGGAACCAAACAACAAACCAGAAAGGAACACAGACAATGAAACCAGCAGCAAGAAGCCAATGCGAATCCCTGCCTACATACAAGGTTATGGGCTTTGCCACTCGTGAAGATTGGGTGAAAGCAGGTTGCCCATGAACATGATGCACGAACTAGCTCTGCCAGCCGCAATCCATAGAATTACTATGCTTGAACAGGAGCGTAACGAAATGAACAAAAAGCTAGAGACACTCTACACCACAATGGCTCAAATTCGCACAGAATTGGCCTCAGAAGGGCGTTTGGTGAAGGAAACTACCCTAGATAGCCCACTAGTCATTCCAGACGATCTGCGGCTTGTTAAACAAAAAGGGCAAAAGCAAAAGCGGAACAGGCAGTATCATGTGGTTCAGAAACGATGGAGTCTATGGAAAGAGCAACTGAAAACAGGCATATCCGTGAACGCTCTGGCAAAGGCTTGGGGATGCGATCACGGCACGATCCTGTTTGCTAAGAAGCGTAACTTCACGGCTCGCAAGGCGTGGAACAAGGGTAACCCAGAAGCCTTTGAACAATATAGAAAGAAGCACAAATGAGCTATCACTTCGCCAACCAACTCACGATGGACTTCATCGAGCCACGGCAAACCCATCACCCGGTGCGAGCCATAGGCAATAAGCAAAACGCCAAGATTCTTGCTCATTTAAATGAAGGCCTATCTATCACGGCACTAGAGGCATTGAATTTATACGGCTGTTTTCGATTGGCTTCTCGCATTCATGACCTACGGAAAGCTGGAATCGATGTGAAGGTGGGCGAGCATACTACAAGTGAGGGCAAGAAGGTTGCTAGGTATTATTTGTGAATTACAAAATATTACAAGGCAATAGCCTAGAGGTTCTAAAAACGCTAGAACCAGAAAGCATTAATTGTTGTATAACCAGCCCACCATATTGGGGGCTTAGGGATTATGGGACAGGGAAATGGGAGGGAGGAGACGCATCTTGTTCACATAAAAGAGACTCGAAACAAAGTGAACTAACTCAAACAGGACATCGAAATCTTGAAGGAGCGGCTGGAGACGGAATTTACAAAGATATTTGTAGGCGTTGTGGTGCAATTAGAAAAGACGACCAAATAGGACTAGAATTAACTCCTAAAGAATATGTAAAAAAGATGATTGCGGTATTTGCTGAAGTTAAAAGAGTGCTTCGCAAAGACGGAACACTTTGGCTTAACCTTGGTGATAGTTACTCAAGTGGAAACAGAAAAACAACCACACCTCAAACCATTCGTGGAAACAATAATGAAAAAGCAAAAGAAGCGACAAACGCCCGGCCGCCAGTTGTGGAAGGCATTAAACAAAAAGACTTAATTGGAATACCGTGGCGGGTAGCATTTGCATTACAAGAGGACGGATGGTATTTGCGACAAGACATTATCTGGCATAAACCAAATCCGATGCCGGAAAGCGTCACGGATCGTTGCACGAAAGCCCACGAATACATATTTTTATTGAGCAAAAGGCCAAATTATTTTTTCGACATTGAACCAATTAGAGAGCCGATCAAAGATGGAACCAGTGGAAAGGTAGCGGTTAGACGAGCGCAAGATAGCAAAACCAGAAGCAAGGAACATTGGATGATGATTCCAAATGACTTAAGGAAAGGAATGATTCAAAGAGAATATGGGGAAATTAAGGGGGCAAATAAAAGATCAGTTTGGACAATAAACACAAAACCATATCCAGAGGCTCATTTCGCCACATTCCCAAAAGAATTAATCGAGCCTTGTGTTCTGGCCGGATGTCCACAAGGAGGAACCATCCTAGACCCATTCGGGGGTAGCGGCACAACGGCTGAAGTTGCGGTAGAAAATGGAAGAAACGCTATATTGATCGAATTAAATCCAGAATATGTGCAAATTGCACATAACAGAATGAAGAATACTCAGCCCAAGTTATTCGTGTGAACAACCAAACCACCCACTTGACGCAAGAAAGGCTAAAGCTAGGCACAAGAAATGATTAGTTCAGCCGAGGTCAAGGCTACGGCCATTCTTGAATCGTTGCTCTTTGAGTGCGACAGGCGAAAGCTCTATGCACCAAACCGATCTCAAGAAAAGATCGAACTAATCCGGGCGGCGGTGTGCCAGCTATTAAAGGAAGGCATTCCCACGGCTGTCATCGCCAAGACGCTTAAGATATGCCAAGGCTCGGTGCAGTATCACGCCAGACGGCTCGAGACACAGGGCAAGATCAAGCGGGTAGGAATGTTCTGGGGGAATCCATGAAAATCAATCAAATGACCAAGGCCAAGATCGAGGCCGAGATGCTCAAACTCAAAACTCCAACGGAGGTCGATGGCAAGCGAACCAAGGGAGACGAAAGCCCATCCAGACGCTTTCAACACTTATCAGACCGCCTTTTCTGGCTAACGAAAACGGTGATCCTTCTGGGCCTTATAGCAAACAGCCAAGCCAGCACGATCTACATAGACAAAAAACTAGACCGCAAGACCCCAAAGAAAGTGATGATGTGCCGGATCACGGCCTACTGGCAGAACGAGGACGGCTGGACTAACGACCTTAAAAGTTCAACCGGGAAGCGATTGGTAAGCGGGAAATCATGTGCTGTTGACCCCAGGGTAATCCCTTACGGATCGAATGTGATTGTGGAGGGGAAGCGATACCTAGCACACGATACAGGCACGGCGGTCATCGCTCGGAAGGCCAGCAAGGGCGCACCAGTTGTAGATGTGTTTTACAAGACCGAGAAGCAAGCCCAACGGGAGATGCGGCGGGTGGGCAGATACGCAACGGTGGCAATCGAATGAAATTACATAGGGTCATCGTCACAATGGACATGAAGCCGTCCATCTATAAAAAATGGAAAAAATTGGCCGAAATATGCGATGAAACTATGAACGAATATCTTGAGGAATTGATAGACGATGCCTGTAACGAGTCTTGGATAGCAAACGAGATGAAAGGCGAATGAATCCACAAGGCCAAGACCCAGCAGACTCGATGCTCGCCAGCTACACGCCGGACATGGCGGACGCTATCGACACGCTTGAGGACGAGATGCGGGAGAGGCTGGCCAAGTTAGGCGACATGAATAAAACGGTGAACCTAGATCGGCTCGCTAAGGAGATGGCCGCCATTGTTGAGGCCAAGATTAAGACCGAGGGCAACACGCCAACTATCCGGCACAAGCGAGACGACACTTTGGATGAGGCCATCTTAGCCGTTGTCGAGAACCGATCCCCGGAGAGCCTGACTAGCCTTGCCAAGAAATACATTAACCCAAGCACAGGCAAGCCCTATACCAGAGCCGCCCTGTGCGCCCGCCTTTCGGAGTTCCGCAAAAGGACAGGGCTTTTCTTTAGGGTGCAACGGAGCGACAGGGTTAAGGAGATTTACCGGGAGCGAGCCAAGCGAGTCCATGAACGCAGGCGACAAGAATGCCCCAAGTGGAATGTGGACGCATGGCAGAAGGGGTTGAAGAAGCGATGCAAGTAGGAAGCAAGGTTGTCTGCGTAGATGCCAACTTCCCCAAGGAACTAGCGCAGTTCTATTGGCGTTTCCCAATCGAAGGCCCGATCTACACGATCAAAGACATGGGTGTTGGCGTATCAATAAACGGTGAGCCGGGCGAGGTCTATGTACTTTTAGAGGGGATCGAAAACCCACGCTCTACTCACTCACCCTACCCGGAGCGAGGCTTTAGCGCAGAGCGATTTCGAGAGATCGAACCACCAGCAACGGATGAGGTCGAGGCCGAAGCCCCAGCCTATGCCGATGCCTAACCCAAGGAAATCCTATGAGCAACAACGAAAAGCAGATAGCGATGGAGTTGAAGAAAACCATCGACAAACTTGAGCGAGCAAAGAAGGAGGCCATCGAAAGCATGGGGGGGACAATCTCCCTCGCCGCCGATGCGGGCGATATCATTCTATCAGCCAAACAAGAACAGCTTGATGTTGATACGATCATTGCATTGGCCGGGATCAATGGGGAGCAAGCAAGGAGGCTAGAGCGTGTAGCCAAGAACCGCCCCACCTTATCAGCCCCAAACTCCACCCAGTTAAAACAACTGGCACTATGGGCAGGGGTACTCCCCGACCCCATCGAGACCTCCATCCCCAAGGCGGAGAGGCTCTGGCACGATTACATCGTCAGGGCAAGACAATGGATCGCAAGTAAAAGCGTGAAGGATTGGAGTGAAAGACAGCGAGAAGAGTTCATCGAAGAGGCAAAGCCAATCGTTGAAGCATACCGGGAGGCTGGAGGCGAGTGATGATGCAACAGCGATCAACGACAAACGAAAAAAAGGCAGACAATTTTTTCGGAGCGAGCGAGCGATGACCTTCAAAAATTTTGGGAAAAAATTTTCGGCGGTTGGTCGGCGCAACCCCCCCACCCCCAACGACTTAGGAGGCTTCCCAAGCCATGCCAACTCCCAAACAGGTTCCGAGG